GTGAATGAGTGTCCAGTCCGCGCCGCAGTCGAGGGTTGCATCCTGATGTTGACCGAGATCGTCAAAAAGTTCAGCAATTCGGGCCGCGCCCGCTTCACTGGTGGCTACATCGTTGGCAACTGACTTCAATGTGACAATGAATTCCGCATCAGTGGCCTTCGTGCGCTGAGGTTTCAAACCACTGCTGAACAGATACACGAGATAAGGTCGCGCCGATTTCGCAGGAGCCTGCGCCCGGTAGACGCGAGTATTCCATATGGAAGTGTTCTCTATTGCGCGACTGCGAATAGCGCGGCTGAGGGCAAGATAAGCTGATTCCATCAGATAATGATTCCGAATTGCGCGGCATCGGCGGCGAACTTGCTCTCCCACAAGTGAAAGATGGGCGTCAAAAATGGGCGAGGCGCAATGGTTTCAGTGCCAAACTCCAGGGACAATCCGTATTCCTCGCCCACTGCCACGATGTAAGCGCCATTAGTGTCTTTCACGTACTCCACACTGTCTTTCAATGCGCCCGTAATCACGCCGGGCGGCTCTCCTGGTGCCGAAGGTGAGGTGGTAAAGGAAGATTGAACATCCTCTACCACCTGCTCGGCAGCGTTTTCGAGCCATTCGTCAGCCCGGCGCGGCACATCGCGCATGAGTTCATCAAGTTTTGAGGTATCAATTTCGAAAGATGTGCCGCTCATCGCTGCCTGGTGATGATTGCCTGGGTATACACTTCATCGGTGAGCGCAGTTTCTAGGCGCACGATATTGAAAGTCTCACCATTGACCGTGATGCGGCAGTTAATGTCGATACTCGTGTTCGCCGGAAGGACTATCTTGTAGAGATCAGTCATGCTCTCAGCACTGCCGACGATTGCCGCCGCCGAACTGCTGCTTTGACCTGCCGTGATTACCCGGCATGGGACGTTTGAGGCAACCGTATCCCAGGTTTGTATAGGTGATCCCGTCTCATCGAGCGTGTCAGACTGCTTTTCGATATTGCAGGTTTCTTTTAGCCAGTAAAGCGCGGCGTTTCGTAGATGCTGAAGGAAGTTATCGTCAAGCATTTATGGCCTCCCAGTGGTGTAATCCGGCTCACCCACTGCCGCACTGTCTGCACGATACACATGTGTGATGCTTCCAGTGATGCGCGGCACACCGAGTTCTGCGCGTTTTTGAGCGAGGAGTAGCTGTAACGACATGACAGCAGAACGGTTATCGACTTGCAGCCAGTCGGCACGGAAGTTAGGGTCACTCAGTCGGGCGATACGATACTGAATCGCCTGGATGACGGCTTTTTCCTTGCTCCCACTCGTAGCCACTAATGACGCGATTAGCTCATCTGATAGCAAAGCCTCCGATGAAACAGTGTCACCAGCATGGAAACGCACAAAATCGCGGTCGATGGTCAAGTCTTCGCTGTAGGTGAACGTCATCAGACACATTCCACGTAGATTGTTGCTACAACCGCTGCTACGTTCGGGTCGCCCTGGGCCACACTGACAGTGATGTAGTCGTTCACCGGGATAGCTTCGTAGATGCCATGAGTCCCATCGAACGTGATTGCCGCACCGCTGGTATCCTGTACCGCGACACGCGGGTAGAACCAGCCATCCGCGTTCGTGTTGCTCACGCTGATGAGCGTTCGTATCGGCGCGTGAGCGGTCGCGACTGTTACATCCGTTGTGGCGGGCTGACTTGTGAAATCGAGATGAATTGCAACCAGCTTACCGCTCATCAGCCCAGAGTTTGCATTGCCGCTGGCACTTCCGGCACTTCCTGTTGTCGTGACTGTCACTTGCTGAGTTCGAATCATGCTTGTCTCCTGGGTCAGTAGGGCGACTGTTACGCCGCCCTACTTCACGAAGTGAGGCTTACGGGACGCTGTGGCCGTAAATCCAACGCCAGTCGTCGAAGCCGAAGCTGTAGCGTTCATAACCACGATAGCGAGCAACCAGGTCGAACTCGCTCTTCGGGTCGAGCGCGAATTCAACCGGAACACGGGTGAACCACCAGAGGTGCATCTTTGCCATCGCACCGTCGATGAGATACCAGTTATTTGCATCAGTCAGATAATCCCACACGACCAACTGGTAGCCCTGCCCGCGCACAATGTTCGTGTCGTTATTGTTCGTGCCGGGCTTGTTGATGCTATTGAGGATGGTCTGTGCCGTATCCTCAAGTTCCGGCGGGACGAGCAAGATGTTTGGCATGACGGTGATAAGTTCACCTCTGTCGTCCTTGAACTCGCGCATCAACTTGCGAGTGGCAATCAGATTGTCATAGGTCAGTGCGCTAGTACCCGCGTTGCTCTGGGTCGCGCTATTCGTCGGGCTGAACGGGTGAGAACCGCACAGGGCAACGCCATCTGAACCTACGCTCGTGAAAGCGTTATTGAAGGTCGAGGCCGCGTTCTTCTCGCGTGTACGCCCGAATGACAGACCCAGCGCGGTCGCCCGCTGGTTGATGACGTTGTACTGGTCATCATCGACTAGCTTGCGCTCAACCTGGATACCCTTTGCCCATTCGATGTGAGTGAAGGTTGTCTTATACAGCCCTTCCATCGCATCGTACTCGATAGAGCCATTGAACTGCGGCACATCACCCAGACCGCCGACGCCGAAGGTCTCTTCGAAAGCACGGTTGCTGGTGACGACGTTGTAAAATAAGTCCATCGGCGACGGCGCGATAATGGCGTCGCGCTGCGTCATAAAGACACTACGCAAACCTGGTTCGAGCAGGGTCGCCCAGTTCTCTGCAATCATAGGTGTAGTCATGATGTTAGTTTTCCCTGCTTACGCGAAAGTCACGTTACTGAAGGACACATAGGTAATCTGGTTGCCATCGCTATCCAGGTCGCCTTTTGCCACGAGAATGAGCGAGCCGCCAGTCGCGGGCGTCGCGTCAATGGTGTTAGCATCCACGATGTTGATTGTGCTGACACCGAGGTTTCCGGCCTGCGATGAGGCGTCGCTGGAGCAGCGCCAGACCTGGCCCGGCTGGATAATTGCGCACTTGCGCAGGTCGCCAGCCTGAGCGCCTGCAGCGCTCTCGTACATCACGCCAGTCACTTCGGCGACGTTTGCAGCGCAGGCTGCAAGCTGTCCGCTCGTCAGCACAACGAGATCGCCAGGACGGAGAGTATTTGCAGATACGGGAAGGTCACGAATGGTAGGGCCGTTATTCGTGCCGTCCAGGTTATACGCGAACTCAAAGCCGCGTGTTTTGCTTGCCATGTGGTTCTTACCTTTTAGGAGTTAAGCGGGAGCAAACCGGGTCGAAGTCATCAGGAGCGCTTGTACTTCGCGTACTGGTCGGCGCTGAGACCGAGCTTTCGCGCCATCGTTTGCTCATCATCGGATAGTTTTAATGCTTGTTTAGGGTCGCCAGTGGCTCCTGCGTCGGTGTTCGGCGCGGGCTGGCGGTTGAACAGACCCTTCGCCTTCGCCTGGCGAGTCCAGGTGAGTTGTGTGGTTATGTCGCCTGCTGGTACGAGATCGCGCATATGCGCTGGCACGTCGACTAACTCAGCTTCGAGATAGCCTTTCAAGGCTTCCTCTAACTGCGCGGCACGTTCGGCCTGCGGCTTCAGGTCATTGATGACCTTTTCGAATTCGCCACGCTTCAGCGCTTCATCTTCGGCGCGTTTGCGCTCGGCTTCTTCGTACTGCTTGAGCCTGTCTTCAGCTTGCTTGCGAGCGTCGTTGACCTGCTTAAAGCGGTCATATGGAATGCTGCCCTGGGACTCCGTGTTTTGCGCCTCGGCAGGCGTGGTGGGCTGCTCCGTCTGTACAGGTGCGGTCTGTTGTGTCTGTTCGGTCATGTGTTGTCTCCGCGTTTAACGTGAGCGACACGAAAATTGCTGGATATGAAAAGCAAAAACCCGTCGTTGCGGCGGGCTTGTGGGATAATTCGCTGGATGATGTGGGTTACGGCGCAGTCGGAGGCTGCGTTCGATTACTGGCGAAGATGAGAATTGCACTCAGCAAAAGCAGCGACCAGACAATCTCACGACTAGCGTGAAAATAATCCGCCCAGAAAGCGAACAGAACAGCAGCAACAGCAGCCATACCGAGTTTCTCGTGCGTTGTCATGGTTTTGCTACACTCCCGCGCACGATGTTCAGATTGCCCTGCGTCGTACTCCACGCTACGAGTAGGAACACAGGATACATGCCACTGCCCACGTCACCGACTGGGCAAATGCCGCCTGGCGTGGCCGAAAGATAGTAAGACTCGCCAACAACAAGCGTTCCACCAGGAGTGAATTCCGGGTCATTATCGACCAGCACTGCATCCTGGTTATCCGCGCCTGCGCTAACAGCGATTCCTACAACCTTACTGGTGG